TAGAAAATACTTAGGGCTAAATTAAGGAGGACTTAAATGAAAGTAAAGTTATCACAAACATATAATTTCGGTGGAAAAGAATTCGATGAACTAGACATAAATATTGAAGAAATGACAGGAAAAGATTTTATGCTGTGTGAAAAAGAATTCAAAGCAAGAAATAAAGAAGTTGGAGCTGTAAAAGAACTAGAAGACTCTTGGGCTATAACTGTAGCAGCTAAATCTGTTGGAGTTAAGTATGGAGACTTACTTAATCTTGTAGCAATAGACTACTTGAAGGTGGTGAACGGAGTAAAGCGTTTTTTGAGTCAAGGTTGGGAAGACAAAGAGGCTCAGAAGGATACTACAGAGGAAGTAACAGAGGAAACTGGTGCTTAATCTATCTGGATATGATAACGGAGCTTTTAAGAGTTCTTAATTACTTTAAAGTTAATGTAAGCTACGATTCTATGTTGGATTGTAGCTTATATGAACTTGACTACTGGATAGCTAGAGCAAATAAGTTTGTAGAAGAAGAGGAAGAAAGACAGAACAATGATGATGACTAAGGAGGTGGAGTAGATGGCTAAAGACATGAGTTTAATTTGGCAGATGGGAGTTGCTGGAGCAAGTGAAACTATGTCTATTTTATCTAAGGCAGCTAAGTCTTTGAATGAAGTAAAAGACTCTACGGAAGACTTAGTAAAAACTCAAAAAAAACTAGAGAATTTAGACAAAGTTGCAGAAGCATATAAGAATGCTAACTCTGAATACAATAAAGCGGCTAAGAATTTAGAACAGCTTAGAAAAGCATATGCTAAATCTAATAATGTTACTGCAGAATTTAAAGAGCAAGTTAAAAATGCAGAAAAGCAAGTAGGCAAATTGAATAAGCAAAAAGAAAGACAAAAACATGTCTTTGAAGCAGCAAGAAGTGCTTTAGAAAACGAAGGAATTAAGCTAGAAGGTTATAAGAAAAAGTTAAAAGAAGTTAATGAAGAACTAAAGAAGCAAGAGAAGTTGAAAAAGGATCTAAGTAAAGCACAAGCTATATCTGATATGGGAGACCAATTCTCTAAAAAAGGTGGAGAGCAACTTAGGAGAGGTGCTGCAACAGGAGCAGCATTAGCTATTCCTGTTAAATTCTATATGGACGTAGAAGAGTCTCAAGCTGATTTAAGAAAAATACTAGGTAAAGAAGCAGAGAAATACTATGATGATTTAGCTGAATTATCTAAGAATGGCCCTCTGTCTCAAATAGAAATTAATGAAATAGCAGGAAGTTTAGCACAATCTGGAATAAAAGGTGAGGATATAGTTGCTTATTCTGATATGGCTGGAAAAATGAAAGTAGCTTTTGATATATCTACAGATGAGGCAGGAACATTCTTGGCTAAAACAAAAGAGCAATTAAATTTATCTAAAGATGAGCTTTTCTCATATATGGATACTCTTAATATGCTATCTAATAACTACTCTGTTACAGCTGCACAACTAGCAGATGTATCGGCAAGAACAGGTGGATTTGCTAAGTCTATAAACTTATCTAAAGAATCTAACATGGCATTTGCTACATCTCTTATATCTACTGGAGTAACTGCTGAGCAAACAAGTACTGTGTTAGGTAAACTATATTCTGAATTATCGCAAGGAGCTAACACTAAGAACAAAGCTGCTGCATTGCAACGTCTAGGATTTGACCCTGGAACTATAAACAAAGAAATGGCTGAAAATGCTGAAGGTACTATCTTAAAAGTACTAGAAAAGATTAAAAATTCAAATGTCGCAGACAAGTCAGCGTTAATCAGTGATATCTTTGGAAGTGATAAATCTGTAATCAACGGATTATCTGTGTTGTCGGAAAACTTAGATGGAGTTAAGGAGAAATTAGATAAAGCGAAACAAGCTGTATCAGAAAATGAAAGGGTTAATGGAGAATATGAAGACAGATTAAACACTTTAACTAATCAATTAAAAATTTTTAGGAACAATGCTTTTAATGCTCTTGCAGACATTGGTAAGAGCATAGCTCCAGAACTTAAAGAAACTTTAAATACTTTAAAGGAGTTTGCTGGAAAAGTAGCTAATTTCATAAAAGAAAATCCTAAGCTAGTAGCATTTATAGTTAAGATGGTTGCTGGATTTGCTGCAATGAATTTAGGAATGGGGGTTGCTAATAAACTGTTATTAGGGCCATTTGCAAAAGGTGTAGGTTGGTTATATAAGTTTGGAGCATTTAAGAGTAAAGGTGGAGTATTCTTTGCTTTAAAGAAAATGTTTCCACTAGCTAGTAAACTTTTTGGAACATTCGTAAAAATAGGGACTTTTATAGGTGGTAAATTCATAGGCATTATAAAAATGGTTGGTTTAGCATTAAAAGCTGCTTTTGTAGCTAATCCAGTCGGGCTTATAATTGCAGCTATTGTAGCGGTTATTGCTATTTTTGTCCTGCTTTATAAGAAGTGTGAATGGTTTAGAAAAGGAGTAGATAAAGCTTGGAAAGCTATAAAAGAAGGGTTTAAAGCTACTTGGACTTGGATAAAAAATAAATTTCACGCATTAATGGAGTTAGGAGCTAAAGTATGGGCTAAGATTAAAGAGTATAAGGCTCTATTTATACCATTTATAGGTATTTTTGTAGTATTATATCAAAAATGTGAATGGTTCAGAAATGGAGTAAATGCTGTATGGAAGGCTATAAAAAATGCTTTCACTAATACATGGCAATGGATAAAAGATAAATTCAATGCTTTACTTGAAATAGGATCTAATGCATGGAATGGACTAAAGAATAGTGCTACTGCTATCATAGATAAGATTAGAGAAGCTTTCAGTGGATTCTTTGATTGGATAAATAAAAAATGGGAAAGCCTTAAAAACTTTGGTTCTAAATTAAATCCTTTTAATTGGTTTAAAGGTGATGGAGAAGTAGCCCAAAACTACTCAGGTACTAACTACTTTGGTGGTGGACTTACAACTCTTGCTGAGAGAGGTGCTGAACTTGTAGAAATGAATAATAGCTCTTACCTGGTAAATTCTCCAGTTATGGCTAATTTACCTCGTGGAGCTAGAATTCTTAACAATTCACAAACTAGAAGCTCTTTGTCTTCAAGAGTATCATCACTAAAAGATAGAATTAGAAGTATTTCAAATGACTCAAGAACTATGGTTGGTGGAGATACTATAACTATCAACATTAATGGTGGTTCTGGAAGTGCTGCAGATATTGCTAGAGAAGTTAAAAGAGCACTTGAAGAAATGCAAAGTAAGAAAAGAAGGACGGCGATAGTATGAAAAAAGTAAAAGTTTATAAGACAGTTAGTGGAGATACCTGGGACCTGATAAGTTATAAATTATATGGCTCAGAACAGTATTTCCATCAACTTATGAGAGCTAATCTTAATTTACTATCTATCGCTGTATTTGATTCTAATATTCCTGTCATAGTACCTGAAATTTCACCTATTGCAAGTGCAGTAGAAACATCAAAACTACCACCGTGGAAAAGATAAAAGATGTAGATATATTGATTTTAGTAGAAGCTTAGAAGAAGAAAAAGTTAAACTATAGAGCAGTATAAAAGCTGCTCTTTTTTTATTGCAAAAAGGAGGCTGATAGAAATGGGATAGCAAGAAATATAAAGATATTAGTTTTCTATGAAGGTGTAGATATTACTGAAGAAATACAACCTAGTATCTCTTCTATGACTTATACAGATAACTCAAAAAATGCTGTAGATGACTTAGAGTTAGACCTGGAAAACTTAGATTATAGATGGCTTAATGAATGGTATCCTGATGAGAATTCAAGACTCTTAATAGGGATCCAGCAGAATGAAAATGGGATATCTAAGTTCTTAGACCTTGGAATTTTCTACGTTGATGAGCCTACTTTTAATAATCAAAGACTTTCTCTCAAATGCCTGGCATTACCATTAGACCAAACTATTAGAGAGCAGGTTAACAGTGTTGCATGGGAAAAAATAACTCTATCAGAACTTCTATCTAAAATAGCAACTAAACACGAATTAAGTTATGAGCTACATTGTGATAATGCTTTCTTTGATAGATTAGATCAGGACAGAGAAACAGACTTAGGTTTTTTAAATAGAGTTCTATCTGAAACAGCTCTAAGTTTGAAAGTTACTGATGATAAGCTAATAGTCTTTAATGATGATGCATTAATTGATAACGATAATATCGATATCTTTAATATTAAAGATTTTCGTATTAGAAGCTTTACACTAAAGAAGAAAAATCAAGGTGTTTACGACAAAGTCGAGGTTAGCTATTATGATGCAGATAAGAAGAAACACATTGTTGAGACAATTACAAAAGAAGAACTTGAGAAAAGAAATGAGGTAAAAAATGCTTGATGATGGAGGATATATAGCTTTTAAAGAGAAAGCAGATAAAACAAAAACTAAAAAAAGAGTTAAAAAAGCTAAGACAAAAAAGATTAAAACTAAAGGGAAATCTCAAGCTAAGAAAGTGGCCGAGAAAACTTTAAAGGACAGTTTAAAGCAAGAGTACTCTATAAACTTAACAGTTGATGGAGATGTTAAATACTGTGCTGGTTGCATTATAGAACTAGATGATAGCTTTGGTAGATTTGCTGGAAGATATGTAATCGATAAAGTTACACACAATATTGATGGAGACTACTCTTGTGATATAGAAGCTTTTAAAGTTGGTGCTAGACAAAATGCAGAAGAGAGAGCAAAAGCAATTGATAAAGCTAAAAGAGATAAGGCAGAAAAAGAAAAGGCTAAAACTGCAAATACAAGAAAAAAAGAAAGAGAAGCAAAAAAAGCAAATAAGACTAAAAATAAAAAGGTGGTGAGTAAGAATGCAGGATATCTTGAAGCAAGGGGAAGTAAATGATATAGATATAGCTAATGGTAAAGCAAGAGTTATATTTCCTGATAGGGATAACAAAATTTCAGATTGGTTAAACATACTAGTCCCATTCTCAGAGTCGCATTCAGATAATTATCATCTCGAGATAGGACAAACGGTTATAGTCTTATCATTGCCAGATATGATGGAGCAAGGATACATCTTAGGCTGTCCTATGAGACCTTCTGAAATTTCAGAAGGAGAAGTAAAAAGGACATTCTCAGATGGTGGATTCTATTCTTACAAAGATGGAGTTTTGACATTATCGCCTATCACAAAAGTGGTTATTACAGCAGATGTGGAAATAAAAAAGACTTTAACTGTAGATGGAGATACTACTTTTAAATCTAATACAGATACTAAAGGTACTGCCAAATTAGGAAATATTAATCTTAATGAGCATACTCACTCAGGAATACAACCTGGAAGTAGTAACACGGGAGGTCCATCATGATAGGAAGCTTAGGAGACATAATTTTTTATGCTAGTGACTTGAATGTATTTTCTTTAAAGAAAGAATTATCAAGAAGTAGAAAAGCTAAAATAACTCAACATGAGCCCATCTATGGTATTGGTAAAGTGAGACAACAAGGTAGAGAACTTATGGAAGTTAGCTTATCAATAGAATTGATAGCAGGACTTACTAAGGCTCCTAGTCTACATTTACAGATGTTAAAAGATTTTATGGAGTTAGGGAAATTTGCTCCTTTAATTCTTGGGTATCATGTGATAGGAGAGTTTCCATTTTTGATAACTGGAATTGAAGAAACACTATCTCATTTCAATGCCGCAACAGGAGAGTTTGATTATATCAATTTGGATATAACCCTATTGGAGTATGTAGATGACCCTTTACAGTATCAAAAAAAGATAGAGTACAGACAAACTGCTAAGACTATCCTCGGAGTTGAGTATGAGGGCACTGTAAAAAATCTACAAAAGAAGGTGTTTAAGCTATGATATTTTATATAAATTCTAGAGATGAAATAAACTATAACCCACAAAATGAGATAGAAGATGTGGTAAGAAATGTACATATGATACTAAGAGTTACAAAGGAAGAACAACCTCTAATGAGAGAATTTTCTTTAGATAGTGACATGGTAGATAAAAACATTCCTGTCATTAAGAATAAACTAATTGGCTTACTAATGACTAATTTAAAGAAGTATGAACCAAGAGCACTGCTTAAAAATTTAGATTTAAAGTTAGAAAATAACGATTTAGAAATAATGCTAGAAATAGAGGTGATTATATGAATGAAGATACTTATGAAATAATCGATGCTAATGCTGAAGAACTAAGACAGCAAATGCAGGAAAAGTTCGAAGAACTTAGTGGACGGAAAATCTCTAAGTATTCACCTGAAGGACTTATCTTTGCCAGTGTTGCTTATCTCATAGCTATGAGAGAAGAGAATTACAATGATAATCTAAAGCAGAATTACTTAAAATATGCTAGAGATTATAGATTAGACTTATTGGGAGATAGATACGGAGACAGAGGATTAAGACTAGAAGAGCAATATGCTAAAGCTACTTTTAGATTTTCTATCATATCTACTAAACAAAAGAAAATAGTTATCCCAAAAGGGAGTTTGATTAGATATAATGACCTTTATTTTGAAACAAATGAAGAGTATTCTATAGCAGAAAATACTTTATTTGTAGATGGTATTGCAACGTGCAAAACACCAGGAACAATAGGGAATAATATCCCAGTAGGTCATATTAATACAATGGTTGACTTATATCCTTACTTTTCTAAAGTAGAAAACATCACAATTTCAAATGGTGGTACAGACTTGGAAGAAGATGAGGTCTATAGAGAAAGATTAAGACTTGTTCCTGATTCTTTTTCTGTTGCAGGTTCAGTTGGGGCTTATGTGTTTTGGACTTTATCAACATCTCCAGAGATAGTTGATGTTACTGTTAAGAGTCCAAACCCTTGCGAAGTTGATATCTACGTACTTACAAAAGATGGAGTTCCTTCTGAAGAGTTGAGAAACCAAGTTTTAAAGGTTGTGAATTCTGATGAAATAAGACCTTTGACAGATAAGGTTACTATAAAAAGCCCTGAAGTTGTAGATTACAAAGTTGAATTTGATTATTACATAAATAAAGCTGATGAAATCAATATTAACTCAATAAAAGCTAAGGTACAAACAGCAGTAAATGAGTATGTAGAATGGCAAAAAAATAAATTAGGAAGAGACATCATACCTGATGAACTTATCAAAAGATTAAAGCTTGCAGGAGTAAAGAGAACTGTTATAACATCTCCAATTTACAAAAAGCTAGAGCCACATCAGTTTGCTAAATGCAATGCTAGTGTAGTAGTCAATTATCTAGGAGTTGAAGACATATGATATTAATAGATGACTTGAAATTAACAGACATTGCTGCAGTATCTACTTTAGATGATGCTACGACTAAATGGATATATGAATCTATAGACTATGTCTTAAGAAGTAGAAACTCTATCATAAACAGCGAATTAAAAAAGCTAGAAATGATAGATTTAATGAAGGAGCAAGAGATTAATATGCTCTTATGGGAATACTCTATATACACTAAAAATGCAACTCTTGAAGAAAAGAAAAAAATAGTTAAAAGAGCTATATTTTCTAAGATTAATATGGGAACAACTAAGGTATTAAAAGATGTGTGTGGTCTACTGTATAAAGGCTTTGATGTAAAAGAATGGACTGCTTACAATGGTAGACCTGGAACTTTTAGAATCTATACAGATAAGAAAATAGTAGATCCTGGAGAGTATAGAGAATTAATGGAAAACATAGAAGCTAATAAGAACGTTAGAAGCCACTTAGACTATATAGAGCTGAAGCAGATAAACGCATCTAAGTACTACATATCTGGTTTTAAAGAAGTAACGTTGTTGGCAACTAAGGAAAACAAAAAGAAAGACTTTACTGTAAATAATGCTATTTACATAAAAGCATATAAACAAGTTATAGGAGGTATTAGCAAATGAAATTCAACGGGATAACTAAAAAAGGTAGAGAATACTTGGCTAAAATTCAGGCAGAGAATAAGCCTATTAACTTCGTTAAGATTAAAATAGGCGATGGTAGACTAGACAACTATGATAACCCTGCGGAGCTAGAACATTTGATTAATCAAAAAGTTGAGAAAGGAATATTAACCCTAAACCAAGAACATGACACGGTTATTTTGACTACTAACATTGATAATGTGAGCCTTAGAACAGGGTATTATCCAAGAGAAATAGGTGTGTTTGTTAACGATAATGGGCAAGAGATAATGTACTACTACATGAATGATGGAGATGAAACTTCTTGGATACCACCAGAGACAGATGGACCATTCAAGATAGAATTGAAACTTAACTTAATCGCATCTAATGCTCAGTCTATAATTGTGGAAGGAGTTGGAAAAGATCTATTCATCACAAAAGAATTCTTAGAAACTAACTATACACAAAAAGGTGGGTATATGGGAACAGCTCAAGAAATTGATGATAGAGTAGTTTCGGCTCTTGGCAAAGAAGATGGAAAATTCCCTTTAACAGAAGCAGTAAAAGGGAATGTTTACTATTTCCCAGGAAACAAGAAATTCTACATTTGTAAAGAAGCTCAAAACAGAAGAGTAAGTGTTCCAGATGGGAACTTTGAAGAACTATCAATATGGGAAAATCGTAAGAGATTGGAAAATTTCTCTAAACTTGAAAGTGAAAGATTATACGTTCCAAATGCAACTTTTGTAAAAGTGTATAAGATTGCAGGTATGGTAACTCTTATAGTTGACAGTGGAACAGCATTTTTTAATAAAGCTAACACACCTATTTTTAATTTGCCTGAAAAATATCGACCAAACGAAACATTGTATTTTAGTGCTTCTTATAGAAATAGTTCTAAATCTAATACGTTTTTCTTGTATGCTAATGGGAATTTAATAAAATCTGAAGCAGATGATAACTTAGGGGCTTATTACTTTACTATCAGTTATCCAGCTAAAATTTAATTAGATAGTTTTAATATGAACAAATCTCTTTGCCTACATATATAATCACAGTGACTCCTTGTTACATTTACTACATCTGATGTAGTTAAGTATGCTACTGTAGTTATTGTTGCATTGGTTTCTCTTCTACTAGATACGATAGGTATATTAAAATCATGTCTAGTTACAACATTAGAGTTTATCATAATTGTTACATTTTCAGATGTATCAACAGTATTAGTAACTCTTTGAGTTGCAGATATAAAGTATAAGCCATTTTCTGTAACTGAAAATTTTTGATTTAAAGTATCATTATCACTACTTTTAAAAATTAATGAAATATTACCACTAAGTTTATTATTGCCTGTTGAAAAATTTCCATATTTTGTGAATAAATT